AGGAAGACTTGGTTGGACTTGATACTACTATTGATTGGAAAAATACAGGTGATAACAGTTATGACGGAGAAAAACTTCAGCTGTTAGTACATGACGAAAGCGGTAAATGGGAAAGACCCGATAACATATTAAATAATTGGAGAGTTACAAAAACATGTTTACGATTAGGTAGTAGAGTTATAGGTAAATGTATGATGGGCTCAACATCAAACGCATTAGACAAAGGTGGAGAAAACTTTAAAAAATTATATAACGCGTCAGACGTTACTAAACGAAACAGAAATGGACAAACAGCGTCTGGCTTGTATTCTCTCTTTATCCCAATGGAGTGGAATTACGAAGGATTTATTGACGAGCACGGAATTCCAGTATTTAATAGTCCAGACCATGATGTATTCGACCCACACGGAGAGTTAATAGATGTAGGTGTAATAGAAAACTGGCAAAATGAAGCTGATGGCTTAAAAGGAGACCAAGATGCTTTAAACGAATTTTATAGGCAATTTCCAAGAACTACAGAACATGCTTTTAGAGATGAGACTAAAAATAGTATATTTAATTTAGTAAAGATATACGAGCAGATAGATTACAACGAAGAAATGTCTAGAACATTAGGTCTTACTAAAGGTAATTTTCAATGGTTTAATGGTGTCAAAGATTCTACGGTTATATTTTATCCAGATCCAAAAGGTAGGTTTAAAATAAATTGGACACCACCTGCTCAATTACAAAATAGAATTGTAATAAAAAACGGTATAAAACATCCTGGTAACGAGCACATGGGTGCTTTTGGTTGTGATAGTTATGATATATCAGGAACTGTAGATGGCAAAGGATCTAAAGGCGCTTTACACGGATTAACAAGATTTTCTATGGAAGATGCGCCTGCTAATCAATTTTTCTTAGAATATTTAGCTAGACCTCAAACTGCAGAAATATTTTTTGAAGATGTTTTAATGGCATTAGTATTTTATGGTATGCCTTTACTTGCAGAAAATAATAAACCTCGCTTGTTATATTATTTACGTAGACGTGGTTATAGAGGTTTTAGTATGAATAGACCTGATAAAATATGGAACAAATTATCTGTAGCTGAAAAAGAAATAGGTGG